GAATCTCATCTCGGCCGAGGAATTCGGCGGTACGATCGAGGCTTTCACCTATCCGGACGAGTTCGGACAGAACGACGGCACGAGTGCGCCTGCTCCGGGTGTGGCTTTCGGCCAGCAGGGACGTCGCCCCTTCGGTTTGGTCTATCGTACCCTCGTGGGCAACGATTCCGAAGGCCAGGAGTACGGCTACAAGCTGCACCTGATCTACGGCGCCCAGGCTTCGCCTTCAGAGAAAGCCTATGCCACGGTCAACGATTCGCCCGAGGCCATTGCCTTTTCGTGGGAGTTCACAACCACTCCCATCACCTATGGAACCGGAAGGCCGACATCAGTCATCACGGTCGATTCCTCCAAGTCGGATGCGACCGATCTCCAGACCCTCGAGGACATTTTGTTCGGAACCGTGGGTGACGATGCCCGGCTTCCCGGCCCGGACGAGGTGGTTTCCATCTTCGGTGCCGGGGTGACCGACGTCGATCTGGGTACCGCAGCCAATCAGCCGACCTACAGTGCCGGTACCCATGTCGTGACTCTCCCGGCCGTCACCGGGGTTCAGTGGAAGATCAACGGGGTCAACAAGCCTTCGGGCGCTCAGCCTCCTCTCACTGCTGGGCAGACTGCCGAAGTTCAGGCTGTGGCTCAGTCGGGCTACAACCTCGAAGGCGACGACACCTGGACGTTCGACTACTAGATCTCCCGTCGCAGAGGTGCGCGGTCGTGACTCCCAGGTAAGGGTCGCGGGGCGCCGTTGAGCATTATGATCCTCTTACTCTCCGGGATCGCTCGTAATTCGGTGGGAGATTCGTAACCGGGCCACCGCGCGCGCTCAAAAGATGGAAAGGAGGCCAGAGAATGCTTACCATAAAAGTTCTAGGGGTTGAAGCTTACGATGAAAAGCTGGAACAATTTGTCACCATCGGCGATCTCACTTTAGAGCTGGAGCATTCTCTGGTCTCACTATCAAAATGGGAGTCAGAATTCGAAAAGCCGTTTCTAGGTAAAGAAGCAAAAACTTCGGAAGAGACGCTGGCTTACGTTCGCTGTATGGTTTTGACCGAAAACCCCCCGGGGAATTTTCTCCAGAGGCTTTCTAAAGAAAATCTGGAAACCATTCACGAGTATATTGATCGCAAGATGACGGCCACTTGGTTCTCAGATCAACCCGGAGCGCCTCGATCACGTGAGGTCATTACCTCAGAATTGGTTTACTACTGGATGACCGTGTTTCAGATCCCCTTTGAGTGTGAAACCTGGCATCTCAATCGCTTGTTCACTCTCATTCGGATCTGCAACATCAAGCAAGCTAAGCCGAAGAAGATGAGTCGCGCTGAGATCGCTTCTCGTAATCGTGAACTCAATGCACAACGCAAGGCGCAACTGGGTACAAGAGGGTAAGGAGATTTGTTGTGCCTCTGAAAAAGGGACATTCCAAGAAGGTCATCGAAGAAAACATTCGTACAGAGATGAATGCCGGTAAACCGCAAAAGCAAGCTGTGGCAATCGCTCTGTCCAAGGCAGCAGAGCATAGAAAGGAACAGGCCAAGAGAAAGCGTCGATAGGATAGAAAGGAGGCGTAATTGAGGCAACAGCCTTTTGCGTCTCCTGAAGAGGCGCTAACACATTTCGGCGTAAAGGGTATGCGTTGGGGGGTTAGAAAAGAAGAAGATTCGACGAATGAATCTATATCTTCATCAAAAGAAGTTGCAAGTAAGAATGCTAATAAAAAAGCGTATATGGCTGCGGCCAAATCGGCCAAGGTTTCGTCAAAGCAAGTAATAAAGAACGTCAAGCAAGATCAAATAAATTTTGTTAAGAAATTTGAACCGCCTCCTGGCAATAAACGGACGGTTCATCTTACTCCAACTCAAAAGAAACTGCTTATCGGAGGAGCAGTCGGAGTTGGTGTTGTTGGCGGAGTATTTTTAGCAAGAAAGTATGGCTTAGGGCCAAAAAAACTTCCTGGTATTAAACCTGGCGAAAAGCTTTCTATAGAAGCCTTTGATAAGTTGAGACAGCAATCACAGTACGCATCTCTTGATGGGAAAGCTAGGTATATTACTGACGCATCTTTTAAGAGGGGAGGATTCGAATTACCTGCTGGACATACATTTCATAGACTTTCTTTTGGTAACGAAACTGAGTTCACTCCTACAACTTATGCTGTACATTCGTTAGAAGATTTTCATCGCTACGTAGCAGGTGGTTTTGCTGGAGTACATGATTTGGACATGGCTAAAATGAATCATGTTACTTGGAAGACAAATAAGCCGATCAAAGTTCCAGAGCTTACTGAAGTTCTTGATACGGTGCGAGATGTTCTATCTGATGATCGTAAAATCAGTCGATCAACCATTTCGGATACAGAGGTTCTTGAAACATATTCGAAATGGATTGGTGGTGGATGGGGTGAAGGTACTGGATATGGTGGTGGACGTAAACTTATCGAAGCATTGAAAAGCAAGGGTTATGGAGCAATCATCGATGAGGGTGATTCTGGAATTCGTGCAGAAAGTCCTCTTGTATTTTTTGATACCGCTAGCGCTGGTCCGAAAGCATCAAAAGTTCTTGGCCGAGACTTTGTTAATTTCGCAAGGCAGAATCTGACTGAGATCAATAATCGTAAACCGTGAAAGGAGGCCGCATGACTGCACTTGTCTGGGATCAAGCGGGGGAACGTCGCTACGAGACTGGCGTCGATCGCGGCGTCCTCTATCCTCCAAGTGGAGTTGCCGTACCCTGGAACGGATTGCTCTCGATTAACGAGTCCATCAGTCGTGAGGTCAAGTCATATTTCATCGATGGTATCAAGTTTCTCGATCATCATGTTCCGGGGTCGTATTCGGCAAAGCTTTCGGCCTTCACCTATCCGGACGAGATGGATGAGCTGGGCGGAACTCAGGAATTTGTTCCGGGGGTTTTCGTCCACGATCAACGCTCTCCCAAGCTGTTCAATCTCTCCTATCGAACCTTGGTTGGCAACGACCTGGAAGGTCTGGATCACGCCTACAAGATTCATATTCTTTACAACTTGTTGGCCATTCCAGGTGACGTCACTTATAGTACCAACGCCGAATCGGTAGATCCTCAGACCTTTGAGTGGACGATCTCCGGAACCCCTGCGCAGATGTTCGGAATTCGTCCTACCAGTCATATTTCGCTGGATTCGCGAAGAATTGATGCAGGTATGCTCGAGACGCTCGAAGCGATGCTCTATGGTTCCTCTACAACAAACCCCTCTCTTCCCTCTCTGGTCGATCTGTTGAACATGGTGGACGTATGACGCGGATTGAGTTAGGGGGAGAAGGCGACCCTATTCCTATTCTGGCACTTCCTGATCCCAGCCTCTTAGGAGAATTGCCTTCAACCGTCATCGAGTTCGAAGACGGAGACATATTTGACAAGGAATGGTGGACCAATCTGGGGTATACCCATTTCGAAGTTTGGTGTGTGGGAGCGGCTGGAGGTCGGGGAGGGTCTCCTGGACGAGCTCAGTGGATTCAGATTGATTCTCAGACCAATCCTTCTATGCCTCTTGATGTTTGGGAAGCCTACAAAGAACAACAGGTTCTCATATCTGAATCAGGGACGAAGTATGAGGGCTACAATGGGATTTGGTGGCACGAAAACGGGGGACTGATCGACACTCCAGGATGGTATCCGGGAAGGCCTGATCTGTTTCCTTACGGGGCTACTGATTACTGGGTACATTGGGCGGATCGTCTATATCCTGATCGCAATCCCATCAGATCGATTACTTATAAAGTAGATCCAATTCTCGATGTAGAACTTGACAATGCGTATTACAATCCTGGCACCCCTTATGTGCCTGTGCGCTTTGGCCTAGGCGGTGGAGGCGGAGGCGGAGGAACTCATGTGGTGAGTGGAGAGCTTTCTATTCTTCCAGATTTTCCCGCCATCGTCATAGGAAAAGCCGGAAACGACGCTAGTCCCGGACAACAACGGGTCAACGGTTTATGGTCTCCTCCTAAGGAAGATAAAGTTGGAGACTTGGACACGCTTTACGGCAGTGGCTACGCAAGGCGATTGGTAGAAGTTTCTAATATCGTATCCAAATGGCAATATCGATTCGTAGAGCCGTTACCTCAATTTCTGCCTCCTCAGTCGGGAGAAGACGGAGGAAGTACATCATTTGGTGGAAATATTTGTCGAGCTTCAGGAGGTAAGGGTGGGCGACCTGCGTTCATCTGGGAGGGAGGAGTAAAGAAGATCGACGGTGCCGGAGGGGAAGGTGGTGTCGGAGGTCAACTTATAGCCGGGGGAGGAGCGGCAGGCAGTACCGATCACAATCCTGGTAAAGAGGGTACCTGGATCAATGGGATTGGTAAAGGCGGAGGAGGCGGCCGAGGGGGAGCCATTCCCACGGGAGTAGATCCGACAAGAGATGCTACCAATGGTGGACGTGGAACCATGTCCTATGCTGATACTTCAGTGTACGGAAGAGGAGAGGTTTGGTCTTATTGGGTTCGTATACGGCGTAGATACGATATCTATACGGGTGAACTTCAAGAGGAAACTTCAGAAGTAACCACGTCAAAGTATGTAGCCGGAGGCGGCGGCGGGGTAAGAGCGCTTAGAAAATATCTCTATGGATCTAGGGCTTTAGGTTATAACCCGAATGGCCATGTGGTGATGCGTCTCACCAAGCCCAGCTAAGAAAGGAGGAGTCGTGATCAAGATGACGAGTCGCGGCTCCTTTGCCCGATCTCAAGCATTTTTGCAACGTATGGTCAACCGGGAACAATTCAAAGTTCTAGAGAAGTATGGACCTATAGGAGTAGCGGCGTTGAGTGCGGCCACTCCTATAGAGAGTGGCGGAACCGCAGCGGCATGGTATTACGAAACCGTTAATCGTCCGGGATATTTCGCTATCCACTGGTACAACTCCCACGTGGAGGACCCAGGACGGATTTCCATTGCTGCGATCATCCAATATGGCCATGCCACCCGTACCGGTGGATACGTCACGGGCATAGATTACATCAATCCGGCCATGCGGCCTATATTTGACCAGATCGTATCCGACATGTGGAGGGAGGTGACCAAGTAATGCCAAGTATTGACGAGCGCGTTGTCTCCATTGCATTCGAGAACCAGGTTTTCGAGCAGCGTGTGGCTCAGACTATGTCCACGCTGAACAAGCTGGATACGTCGGTAAAGAATATCGGTGGAACCAGTGGACTGGAGAACATCGAGAAGTCGGCTAACAAGGTCACCTTGCAAGGTCCCATGTCAGCCCTGGACAAGCTCCGAGCCAAGCTTGGCCGCTCGGGAGAAGGAGCTGCTCAAGGTCTTGGCGAGATTGATCGGGCGGGTAACAAGGTCACTCTCGAAGGCCCCTCTCGGGCCGTAGACAAGCTGCAGGGTAAGATGGGGCAGCTCAGTGCCGGTCGAACCTTCAGCGATATTGAAAAGGCTTCTAATCAGGTCGAACTCAGTGGTCTGTCTCGAGCCTTGGAGAACGTTACTCAAAAGTTCAGCGTTCTTCAGGGTGCGGCTTCGGTGGCTTTGGGTAACATCGCTTCTCAAGCGGTCTCGAAGGGTGCTTCATTTGCCAAGTCATTCGCCTTCGGACCGGCGAAGCAGGGCTTTGAAGAGTACCAAACCAATCTTCAGTCGATCCAGACCATTATGGCCAACACCGAGGGCCAGCAGGTTTCAGGTCTGGGCGCCACTAATCAAGCCTTGGGCGAGCTGAACAAATACTCTGATCGGACGATTTACAACTTTGGCGAGATGGCCAAGAACATCGGTACCTTCACGGCTGCCGGTGTCACGCTTCCCAAATCAGTGGAATCGATCAAGGGTATCGCCAACTTGGCCGCGTTGTCAGGCTCAAGCTCGCAACAGGCCTCCACCGCCATGTATCAGCTGTCTCAGGCCATTGCCTCGGGTCGAGTGGGTCTGCAGGACTGGAACTCGGTGGTCAATGCGGGTATGGGTGGCGCCAAATTTCAGCAGGCGCTCATGCGCTCCGCCGAGAACATGGGGGCACTCGAGAAGGGCGCAGTCAAGATCGACAAGGCCACGGGTAAGGCTACGGTCAACGGGAAGTCCTTCCGAGACTCGATCATGGCTAAGCCGGGTGAACAATCTTGGTTGACTTCAGATGTCTTGTCCAAGACGCTGGGCCAGTTCACAGGCGATATGACCGATGCTCAGCTAGCCGCGCAAGGCTTCAGCAAAGAGCAGATCAAGGCTATTCAGGCCACGGCCAAGACAGCAACCAAAGCGGCTACTGAAG